GAGCAACTAATCTCATATTGTCAGAACCATCCAAAGCAGCCATATCCATTAAAGTAATTCTAGTAGCGTCTGAAAGTAAGTCAGTTCCAAAGAATAAGTTAGACTTTTCAGCTGCTACAACTTGATTGTCTGCCATTCCATTACAAACAGCGATTTTGTACCCTTCAAATACAGGTGCATAGTCTCCGTTCATATTGTACGCGTTTACATATCCTAAAGTAGATACTGCTGATACATATAAAGCGTAAGTCTTAGGTGACATATATATATGTAAGTCATCTTTTCTCAATACAGCAGAAATGTTAGCAGCCATATCAGCTGTTAAAGTTTGTAAGTTAGCTATAATATTAGCAGCAGTGTATGCTCCTGAAGCTGAAGACTGAACAACTGTACCATCAACTCCCGGTAATAAAAGACCTGTTACAGCTCCTAAGAAACCATTGAATTTCCCTGCTACAGCAGTTCCTGCCCAAATACTTTCTTCTGTTGCTTGTGCTATGATTTCTCCCATATAAGAAATTACATAGTCATCAAAAGATGCAGGTGGTGGTGCGCCTGCCCCTGCTCTCATTTGTAACGCTTCCCAAGAGTCTAAAAGTGTAGACTTGCAAAGGTCTAAGTTGATTTGTAAATTTTTAGGTTCTAATACTTTTTCAGTAAGTGCTAAAGTTCCTGCTCCATTAAAGTTGCAAGTCGCATCAGCAACTACTCCTGAACCCTCCATTCTTTGAATATTAGACTTATACTTGATGTTTTCAATCATAGTTAAGTAGTCTAATGAATTTGCTTGCTTAAGTGCCGCACTGATGTAAAATCCTGCTGCCTTTCCTGCAAAGTTGCTTGTTGTTGTAAAAGCCATTTTTTTTTGTTTTTAAGTTATTATATTATTTATTTAAATCGTGTAAGAATTTCTCTCTTCTTGTCATTTTGTTATATTCTGCTCTTGAAACAGGTTTTCTGTCTGAACTGAATTTATTTACATCTAAAGGAGCTGAAGCAGGTTGTGCTGCCAACTCAGTCTTTAGTTTTTCGTTTTCTTCTTTTAACTTAGTCAATTCATCTTCTGCTGAAAATTCAACTACTTCTGTAGTTTTAATAGTCTTAGGGTTTGTAGAAGGTTCTTCTGTTTCTTCAGCTAATTCTTCAACTTCATCATCACCTCCAACCTTAGCTTCTTTAAGTTTAGCTACAGCAATTTCTAAGTTTTCAATTCTTTTCTCCATACCTTTCCAATCAGCTACATCAGCTTCTTCATCATAGTCTTCTTTTTCATCTTCTTCAGCTAATACTGTTTCTTCAGCTAAATCTTCTTCTTCAACTGTATCTACTTCTTCAGTTTCACTTTCAATAACTTCAGCAACAATACCTTCTTCTTCAACTCTGAAAGATACCCCTGTGTCAGTCTTGTATGTTCCAACAGGTAATAAAATTGTAGTTCCGTCTTCAGTTAATACTGAAATATCCACACCTGATTCTAATTCTTCAGCAGTAGAAACAAAGATTGTTCCATCTTCTGATTTTGCTTGCCACTCTAACTTAATTGTTTCTTCTTTATTAAGACCTAGAGCTACTAAGATTTGTTCTTTAATGTCCATAATTTCTTTTTGATTTTATTAGTGTTTGTAATATATAATAGATAAACTATTACTTTGTTTGATTTTCGTTTATTATTTCATTTAAAGCAGATAAGATTTCTTCAGTTGTAGGTGCTTTTTCTGACATCTGTTCCATCTTGTCCGTAAAGTAACCTTCAATTGATAATCCTTTTAATTCGCCTTCTTTGATTTTATTCCAAAGTTCGTCATTCTCTATCTTCATTTTTACAAACCAAGTGCCATTAGGTAAGTCGTAACCGTATAACTTAGACTTGTCTTGGTCTCCTTCCTTAATCCAACTTTCAACTGTTAGAACGCCTGAAACTCTGTCTTGGTGTTGGTATGTAGCTTTATGATGATTGTTATGTTTTAAATAAAGTTCAGATGCTTTTCTAACTGTCTCAGGACTAAAGTAAACATAGTAGTCTGAATCCGTATTAGGGTTATGTCTGAATATTTGCTTGTTAGGAATAAGAGCAGGACTAACTAGCATACGCTTTTCCTCATCAACTTTAGCAAATGTTAAGTTATTCTTTTCTTTCCCAAAGTAAACAAAGTCTTGTTCTATTGCAGGTGAAGTTACTAAACTAATAGCATCAATAGCTAATTCTTGACTATCATCTGAAATTACTAGTTCTACAATAGATGTAGTCTTTTCGTAATAGTCTTTATTGGCTTCTTCACATTCAGCAATTGAGTCATACTCACAGCTTCCTGTTTTTCCCCATTTATATTTTCCGTTTTCACATTCTTCGCAAGGCATAGTATATAATATATTTAATTAGTATTTATTTGATTTTAGATTGTAGCCCTTCTTCTAATATTGGCTAATTGGTTTTGACTGTTTGTCATTTCATCTGTAACTACAAATGCCTTTACAGGTTCAGGTGCTTCTCCTCCTGATAACTCAAAAGCTCCTGACATCATTTGAGGTGCAGGTGTTGCAGGTGCTGACATTCCTCCTCCTCCTCCTCCTCCTGTTGAAGGGGATACTCCACCGCCACCACCTGCTCCAAGTATTTGTTTTGCTTGTGCTGCTGCTCCTAATACTGCTGCTAATTGTGTTGCATAAAAGATAGGAAATGCTAAAGCTGCTCCCGGTCCCATTGCTTTTGCTGATTTTTGAGCAATGTCTAAACCTTGAATTAAGCCAACTCCTGTATTTATAGCTATTTCAGTTAATGCTGTAGCTTTTTGTGCTGCTGAACCTTTTTCCATTAAACCGCCTAAAGCACCTATTGCACTACCTACTGCACTTGTCATGTCTTGTTTGCTTTTTTTAACGGCTGCATCTGCTGCTAATACCCTAGCTTCAAATGCTTCAGCTTGTGCTATTTGTGAGTCATATAGCTTGTCTGCTGCTTTCTTTTCATCTTCTATTGCTTTTATCTTTGCTGCTGTCTCAGCTAATTTAGCATCAGTTCTAGCTTTTTCTTCTGCCCTTATTTCATTTTCTAAAGAATTTACCTCTGTAACTACCCTCCTTCTCATTTTAATAGATGCAGTTTCTTTTTCAATTAATTCAGTTTTTAATTGTGCAAGTCTTTCTTCATCTTCTGCCGAATTTTCACTTAGCTCCATTTCCTCTTGCTGTATTGCTAATCTTTCTCGTGCTAACTCTAATTCTCTTTGTGTAGTCTTTTCTTCAAGTGCTAATGCTCTTTTTAAGGCTTCTAATCTTTCGGCTGCTGACTTTGTTTCATCTTCTGCATTTAATCTAGCCCTTTCAATTTCCTGTCTAGTTTTAGCTTTTTGAACCATAAATCTATTATCAGCATCTCTTAAAGCTTGAGTTCTTTTAGTAAGCTCAACCATAGCTTTTACTTCTTTTTGTATCTCCTTAGTAATTCCTGAAAAAGTTCCTTTTAATGCTTCTCCTGCTTTTCTAAATTCTCCTGAGAATACATAACTTATAGCTTCGCCAACTTTACTTAATCTATCTTTTAATACATCTACAACTGCACCCATAGCAGTAAAGGCTTGCGTTAATTTATCAGCCCCTCTTTTTGTATTTGTGAAATATGTTATTAATGAAGTTACAGCAATTAGTAAAGCACCAATACCTGTACTCATTATTCCTGCTTTAATAGAGCCAAACATCACTTTAGCCGTTTTACCTGCTGATACAAAACTTGACTTTAATGAGTTTAAAGAAACTCCCATTACTTTAAATTCACTTGCTAAACCTGAAGCATCTTTTGATACATCACCTATATTTGATTTAACTTCTGCTTCTATTACTACTTTATCCGCCATTTTTTTATATTTTTAATTCATAAAGATTAAGAGTACAACTCCAACTTATATTCATATCTGCTTTTCCTGTTACTTCAAAGTGCATATCATTCGTTCCACTAAATGCCATTTCAGCAGCCCATCCTGTTGTTGAACCAAAAGCACCTAAAGTTGTGCTTGATTGGTCTACTACTTTCAAAAAAACTAAACCTG